ATTCTGTAAATTATGAAAAGAAGACTAAAGAGGTATTAAAATCAAAATCATATTCAAAAATAGCTAACGACGATTTAAGTGTTGATGATATTGCAAGAGATTTATGGAAACCAGTATTTGATAATTTGGCTGAAGTTTCAAAAGATGGTGCGTCAATTTATGTAACAATGCCACAAGGAGGAGACCAGATGATGATGATGATGATGATGGATTCTTGGCAGGTAAAACACGAATTGATATGGGTAAAGAACAGTCCTGTATTTTCAATGGGAAGATTAGATTATGATTATATGCACGAACCAATACTTTATGGATGGAAAAAGAATCATCAATTTTATGGCGGAGGGCAATTCAAGAAAAGTGTTTGGCAAATAAATAGAGATGGAAACAAGAGCCATCCAACAATGAAGCCAGTGGAGTTAATGGTTAATGCGATATTAAATAGCACAAAGGAAGAGGATATGGTAATTGATTATTTTCTCGGCTCTGGCTCAACCCTCATAGCTTGCGAGAAAACTAATAGGATATGTTATGGTATGGAGTTAGACCCAAAATATGTAGATGTAATAATAAAGAGGTGGGAAGATTATACTGGACAAAAAGCACAATTAACTGGTAAATAACTGGTATGGCAAATAAACCCGGACAATTTAAAAAAGGAGATGACCCAAGACGAAATACAGCAGGCAGACCAGAAGGAAGTAGGAGTTTTACTACAAAAGTAAAGGAAGCATTAGAGAAGATAGCAGAAGGTAAAGATTATACTTATGAGGAAGCACTGGTTAAATCAGTATTAAAGAAAGCTATTATAGACCAAGACCAGCAGATGATTAAGTTAATATGGAATTACTTAGATGGTTTGCCAACACAAGCGTTAGATATAAAAGGCAAATTAACAATAGCCCAAGTATTAGATGAATTGGATGATAAAAAAAAATAGGCAACAAAGCATAAAAGCGATGCCATTAACTAATAGGTTTTTGGCATTTTTTAATAATGGATACAAGATTAAAAGACAAAGAATGGCGTGTAAACCATTTATATCAGATACGAAACAAGGAAGGTAAGCTAATAACATTTAAAAGAAACAACACACAGGAACATTTTAATAAGAATTTACACACCAGAAACCTTATATTAAAATCAAGACAGCTAGGATTTACAACAGAGGAAGCAATAAGTAGTTTAGACGATGTTCTTTTCACACCAAACATAGATATATTGCTAATAGCTCATAACTTAGAAGCAGGTGAGAGCATATTTTCAAAGAAGATTAACTTTGCTTGGGAGAAACTGCACCCAACACTTAAAGACTTATATGAAGTAGATAACAAAACTTCAAAGACATTAAAGTTTAATTTTGGAAACAAAGGATTTAGTTCAATAGCAGTAGATACATCAGGAAGATCAGGAACATATCAGAGAGTTCACATTACAGAGTTTGCTGATCTATGCAAAAAGTATCCTAAAAAGGTTGTGGATATTATTGAAGGAACAATACCAGCAATTCCTACAACAGGAAGAGTAGATATTGAATCAACATCACAAGGAGCTTCAGGTGAGTTCTATGAGATGTTTATAGATGCTTGGGAGAGAGGAGAACCAAAGTCCCCATTACAATGGAAAGCACATTTTTATAACTGGACTTGGGATGCTGAAGAACTATCAAGGATAAAGCCAATTCCATTCAAAGATATGGATAAGAGAGAAAAGTTTGAAGAATATGCTATAAAGCATAACCTAACAGATATACAGATAACATATTATTATCAGAAATGGCTATCATTAAACAAAAAATGGAACTCATTAAAGAGAGAATATCCAACAACTCCGGCAGAAGCATTTGAAGCAGTGGCTGAAGGAACATTTTATGGGGAAACAATGGCAATAATGGAAGAAACAGGCAGAATAACAACAGTTCCTCATGATAGAGCGTTAAAAGTCCATACAGCTTGGGATTTAGGGGTAGGAAAGAATATGTCAGTAGGGTTCTTTCAGAAAGATGACGCCGGAAATCAGTTAAGAATGATAGATTATTTAGAGGGAGAAGGTTCAGAAGCGTTGCCTGAAATAATAGCTAAAGTATTAAATAAAAAATCATATATCTATGGAAACCATTATGGGCCACACGATTTAGAAGCAACAGACATAAGCACAGGGCAAACAAGAAAGGATTATGCCAGCAAATTAGGATTAAAGTTCACTCCTGTAGAAAATATCCCTTTAGACGATGGAATAAATACAGCTATGTTAGTTCTTGATAGGTTAGTGGTAGATAAAGAAAAATGCAAAAAATGGATTAAGTCAATGAAAGCTTATGAGAGAGAATGGGACGATAAAAAGGGAATGTATAAAGACCAGCCAAATCACAATTGGGCTTCACACGGAGCTGATATGTGGAGGTATGCTTCAATAGCTGAACCTAAAATGATAAATGAAACATTAAATTTAAATAGACCATTTTATGATAAAACAATTGAAATTTGGAACAATGATTAAATAATATGTCAAAACTAAACAAAGATATAGAAAATCAAATAAAAGAGTTCAAAGGTGAGGAAAGAAAAGGAATTGAAAAAGGGCTTGGAAAAGATACTGAATGGACGGAACATGATTTAGCTGCTAAAGCTGGGACGCCGTTAATTGACTCAAAGACAGGTAAAAAGCTGGTTATAAGAATGTTTGACTTTGATTGGGATAAGAAGATGAAACCAGTAGATAGAGAATTAGCAAAAGCAGATAAACAAACATTTTTTAATAGCCATGCTAAATATATAAGAGATTTTTTATGGAAAGATGGCTTATCAATAAGAGAAGACCACGATCCTAAAATGATGTTTAATAAAAAAGGATATAGAATAGCTGTGTTATGTGAAGCAAGATTTGGGGTTAGTATGTTTGATAAAGCTAGTGATTTACAAACAATAATGAAACCATTTGCTAAAAAATGAAACCACAAGATATAGAAACATTTTATAGAGAGAGTCAAGACTTTCTGGCAGAAAGAAAAAGTAGGCAAGTAAAACAACTTGTTTTGCTTAACAATTTGCAGAGAGGCGACCAAAATATAGCTTCAACGCTTTTGATTACTCTGTTTAACCGCTTATTATCCAGCTTATATGACAACAAACTCCAAATTAAGTTCTTGCCTTCACAGGGCATAACACAAGACCAGATTAACTCATATAATGTTTTGGCTCAATCTGATTATTTAGAGATGGATAAACCTAAGATTGATTATGATTGGGTGTGGGATACATTATTCTTTGGCAGAGGGTATTGTGAAACACTGAAGTTCAATGATAAGCAAAAGATAATGGAACCGCATGTTATCAATCCTCTAGTATTTGGTTATGATCCATACTTTGAAGATGTGCAGGAATGGAGATATTATTGGAAATGGATTACAAAGAGCAAATGGGACTTAAAGAGACTGATTAAAAAAGGTATTGTTACAGGGATTAAAGATCCAAAAGAGATAGAAACAGGTATTGAGGGGCAACTATGGGATTATAAGGTAAAGAGAGATGCAGCTAAAAAAGCAGTAGAACCTTCACAAGATACAGTGTCAGGTGATGTATATCAGATATTAGAGTTTTATGGATATGGAGATGATGGAGAAAAATATGTTTATTGGTTAGATAAAGGATTTAACAAGGTGTTAATGGAACAGAAATTAGATTTTCAAGATGGAGAAGATAAAACATCTAAATGGCCTATTGTTGTTAAAGAAGCATTTAGAGAGCCACACTCATCAGTAGTGTTTTCAGTAGCTGATTTATTGGAAGATAAACACAGAGCAAAATCAGTTCTTTTAAACTTAGCGTTTATAGCAGCTAAAGATAGAGCCAACCCTCTTTATGGTTATAATCCTGATAGAGTTAAAGATGTAAGTCAGTTCTTTCAAAGACAAATCAACCAGCATGTTCCTATGGAGGATAAAGATGCTGTTTGGCCATTAAACACAGAAGACCCAATGTCTCAGGGGCTTATTCAGTTTATATCTATATTAACCCAAGAAGCTAACGAGCCAATGGGAACAGGACAGATATTGCAACCAACCAAAGGGAAACCCCAAACAGCTACAGAGAGAGCTATAGACCAGCAACTGAATGATATGGCTCAATCACTACAATCAAAGGTAATGCAATTTGGAGAAGCAGAGTTTTGGAGCCATTGGTTTCATAGATACGCTAAGAACGCTAAAGACTTAAAGACTAAAATAGCCAATATAGTAGGAGTAAAAGGAGTAGAATCAACTGAAATTGAATTAGAAGACTTTAATACTGATTTTCCTCCCGGAGTATTTGTTTATTCGGCCAAAGAAGCAGAGTATAAAGAATTGGTGTTAAGAAGAGACCTAATGCAGTTATACCCTCAATTATATGAGAGCATAGGACCTGATGGAATGAGAAACTTCAATAAGTTTGTATTCTTCCCTAAGTTCTTAGATGACCCTTCGCTAATAGATACTATATTCCCTAAAAGTTTAGATGAGTTGAAAGCTACAGAAGAAAATGAGATACTAAGTAAAGATAAATATACAAAAACTTCAGAAGAAGAGAATCACCAAGAGCATATTTATATTCACAGGTCATTATTTCCTAAAACAAACGCAGTATGGTTTCACTTAGCAGAACATGAGATGAGGTTAGCTCAACAAAAAAAGATGATGATGCAACAGATGCAACAACAACAATTACCGCCACAAGCAAAGGTCGGAGCAAAACAAGGAAATCCCCAAGAGGCAACATCTCCTCTTATGGGAGCAATAAATCAAACTAATCAACAAACAAAATAATGCCAAATTATTCACCAGCTCTCCCAAGAGATAAAAATGACGAGGTAAAGCAAAACTATGTGCCACCGAAGTTAGCACTTGTATCTACAAATAAAGAGAATGCTTCTGCTTCTTCTATCCTCTTATTGGGACATGACACAACAGAAATTGAAGTAGCTGCAGTTAATCAACATGTAGCTTTAAAATGGTTAAAACAAACAGTAGTAGATTCTTCTGTGGCCGGAACAAGTGTTTTAACAGCTGCAGCAAGTTCTAATTTTGACCATATAATCCAAACTAATACAGTAAAAAGGTTTGTAGTTCCTATTGCCACTAACCCTCAAACAGGAAGTGTGCAGGGAATAAATAGAGAATTAGGATTATATCCTGCAGTAGCATACAAAACAGTTGCAGGAAATGGAAGTGTAGTAACAGCTCAATTTTAATGGAATTTAATGAAGACGAAAAAGAGTTATTGGAATTGATAAGCAGTTTAGAGCCGTATGATGTAATGCAAATAGCCGTTAATCAAAACGGCACAAGCATGTCTGTAACCATTAAAAATAATAGACAGAGATATAAAGAGTTTAAATTGAGCAGAAGAAATTCTGATTATAAAAAGTCGATCTAATAAAATAGGCGATAAAGCCACAAGCGACGCCAATCTCAATTAAGAGTTTTGGCGTTTTAAAAAACATGAAAAAGAAAATAAAGAAATTGCCTAAAGATAAGGTTGTGAAAGCTCCTTCTACAGCTCCAGAGCCAGTAGAAGTTAAGATTGCTGCTTTCTCAGGTGATTTTCAGAGAACAGATCTTAATCTTTTAAGAGATAAGATTAACGAAATAATTGATTATATCAATAAATAACATGCCATACGGAAAACCAAGAACAAACGCCCAAAGGAAGGCGAGACACAAAAAAAGATTTGGAAATACTAACATTCCTAAAAGAAGAGGTAAAAACAGAAAATAAATGCCATTTAAAAGCAAAAAACAAAAAAAATGGATGGCTATTAACAAGCCAAAGTTATACAAGAAATGGAAGAAAAAGTATGGAAGTAAGGTTAAAAAATAGTGCCAAAAGAGGCGAAACCCAAGCTGTCGAGGCACAGCAAAGGTCGTAATATAAACCAAACAAATAGAATATGTCAATAAGATTACCTTTACAATCAGCAGGAAGTTTCAGCGATGACAATGATACAGGAACAGGTTCTGCATTAGGAGGAATTGCACATGCGTTTTTAATTCCTCAAGATACAGATAACATTGTTGTCAAAATGACAGCTTCTGTGTCAGGAACAGGAGTGTCAACTGTGCTTCAAACAACAGACGACGGAGGTTCAACTTGGTTTGATGTAGCAAGAACAAGTATTGTTTCAAATGCTATCGGACAGAACGCAGAGTGGCTTTCTACTCCAGTTACAGGAATAGGAGTAAAAACTACAGCACAAGCAGTAGCTTCTGTAGGTTCACATAATTATCCAGCCAGTATTTACGGAGCAATAGGAAAAGCTACTTCAATCGCACAAGGAGCAGTTACAGGACTTCCAATTTTAGCTCGTCAGGCAAGAGTATTTAACATTATTGCCGGAGATGTTACATCAGCTGCGTCAAACAGCTGGGATGTAACAGTATATGTTAACAACCAATCAACACCTTCATAATGAACAATTCAAAAATAGTAGAAAATACATTAGCAGAAGAACCAAAGGTTGATATAAAGCCAATGCTTCATCAAAGACAAGAAAAAATTGTCAAAATAATAGAAGCGATTGACTCTATATCTCAATCTAATTATTGGAAGCATCTTGAAAAAGAAGTATTCCAACCAACATTAAATTCATCTGTTAATCAATTGTGCATGGAGAAAGACAACCAAACCAGAGATAGATTGCAAGGAAAGATAGAGGTTCTTTCAAAGTATGCTAACTTTAAAATGTTTAGCGAAGCATACAGAATGGAACTTAAAAAAATAAAAGAACAACTAAAGGTCGGAGAATAGTTTAAAATCAAAAAGCTCATATAAACATGAAAAAAGAAAACCCGAGTACGGTGGCTCAAACGGCTCCAGAAACCACAACTCCTCTGGTTCAACAACCGGCTCAACAGTATAGTATAGAGAGACAAGGGTCGAGAACAGTGCCTGTTACGAGGCGATGGCCTCAAATAAGAGGCGGTATCTGCGAATATTGCGGTGTCATTGACCCAAAGGTTCGAGCAGAAGACCAATATAAGCTTTGCCCACACTTTAGAGGATTAGGTCAATTGAGATGTTCATATTGCGATGAATCAAAGAACCCTGATGATGTAATAAGTCATAGTGTTCTAAATGTTGCAGCTCATCCTGACAATCCAAATAAACTAATAGCGTGGTGCAACTCTTATGAATGTTCTCGAAAGCATGAGAAACGCTTTAAAGTTTCTTCATAGCTTAACCTTGAAGTAGTGAGCAAGGTTAATGAAATAATAACTAAAATCTTAACAAGAGGTTCGCCTCTCTTGTTAATGTAATTATGGCAGAAGAAAAAAAGGAAGACATCCAAAAGGATACTCAAGATGATACTCAAAAGGATACGCAAGACGATGTCCAAGATGATGTCCAACCAGAAGAGAGCAAAGTCGAAAAAAGAATAAAACAACTCTCAAACAAAGTTAAACTTACTTCTGAAGAGCGGGATGAATTAGCTACGGCAAAAGATACAGCAGAAGCCGAGCGAGATGCCGCTAAGAAAGAAGTAGAGTTTTATTCTTCTTTCTCAGATACAACAGACAAATATCCTGCAGCTAAAGAATATAAAGACGAGATTAAGAAAAAGGTTTTAGCTGGATACACAATTGAAGATGCAGCTGTGGCTATTTTAGCCAAAGAAGGTAAGTTAACTGCAGCTCAGAAAGTTGATAATCCAGCAGGTGGTTCGGCAACGAACACTCCTCTATCTGAAGGAGATAAACCTTTAAATGAAATGACTCGTGAAGAAAAACGAGCAGAAGTTGAAAAATCAATAGAAAGAGGAGACATAAGTTTAACTTAATAAGAGGGTTGGTATATTAAATGTCTGTAACAACAAGAGGATCAGATTGGGGTGGTTCATCCACTAACCAATCTGAATTATTGGTTTCATACATTAGAGATGAAATCAGGATATTGGAACCACAGTTACAATATGCTCGTTTAGGAGTTCGTAGAGATTCCCCTAAAGGATATGATAGAATTTTGTTCCCACAAACTAACCAAATCCCTGTAAAGACAAATGTGTCTATTGAGGGAGCTTTGGGAGGTTCTGTATATGGAGCAGGAGCTTCTATCCAAGGTGGAGGAACAGATGATGCAAGAGGATATCCAGTATCATCTACAGAAGGTGTTGCTGCAATAACTGAAGGAACAAACCCAAGTGCTATCACATGGGGTTCTACCAGTTATTCGTCAGGGCCTTATCAGTGGGGTGTATTAGTTCAGGTATCTGATCTAATGGTTCACAATTCAGCAATTGAGGTAATTGATTCTTGTGTAATGCAAGTTAGAAACTCTTTAGCTAGATTAGTGGATACAGCTCTTCAAACAACAGTAAATGCTGGAACTCAAGGAGTTATCTATGCTGGTAACAAAACAGCAAGAACTAGCATTGCTGCTGGAGATTTGCTTACTCAAACAGAGATGAATAAAGCTTATCGTAATTTAGCAGCTTCAAATGCTGCTGGATTAGCTCCATTTGAGGGCAAATACTATGTAGCTGTAATCCACCCATTCGCAGAAACAGACTTGATGACAAACACATCATCAGGTTCGTTCAACGATGTGGGTAGATACACTTCAGTAGATGACTTAAGAGCAGGAGCTTTGGGAGACTTTAGAGGTATTAGGTATCTAAGGTCAGCTTGGCAGAATTACTTTAACTCAACAGTTAATGTATTCCCAACCACAGTATTAGGAGACCAGTCATTCGGCTGGGGATTCTTCCAGCAACCAGAGCCAATTCTTGTAACTTCACCTGATTCAAACAACCCATTGAACTTATATACAAGCATAGGGGGCAAAGTGACACTCGGTGTCACCCGTTTCGAGGATAGTGTAGGAATATATCGTATCGCAAGAGTTGAAAGTGCTGTGTCGAGTTAGACATAGTTCGTAATGTGTGTTGTAATAATACACAGCAAGAACAAAATTAAACTGATGGTTCTTGCTTCCCACTTTTTCTCATCAGTTTGAGTGGGAAGCAGGGACAACAAAAATATGTCGTTCCGTAAAAAGAATATACCGTGGAATAAAGGTAAAAAAGGATTACAAAAACATTCAAAAGAAATAAGGGAAAAAATAAGCAAAACCTGTAAAGAAAAAGGAATTGGTAAGTCGTATTAAACGCCGACCACATACAAGAGTTTTCAACACATCCAGAATTAAGATTAGCAATAGATAATGGTCGCACTCTATGTCGGGAGTGCCATTATAAAAGACATAGCAAATCAAAATGAGCACAGTATCAAATGTTCTCGATTTTGCGAGAACCCAATCAAAAACAGATTCCAATGGCTTAACAGATGCCAAAGGTCTTATATTTTATAACGAATCACTGTTAGATTTTCATAGAAGATTGATAGATAGAGGAGTTGATGCTTCTCAAATCCAAGAAGCTTATCGTGATGGTGTGGCTAGCACTGGAACATATTTATATCCATCAGACATGTTCTTTTTGAAGGCAATAGAACTAAATTATACAGATACTAACCCCCAGAATTATAAAACAGCAGAACAAGTGGATGTATCCAACATTCAAGGCAATATGTCTTTTAGTTGGTTAAGAAAAAACGCAAGCAAAGATGAACCTATGTTTGATGATAGGGGAGATTGGTATGAGATATTTCCAACACCTGTATCAACAGATAATGTGTCTCAGATGATACGATTGTTCTATTTTAAAACACCAACAGAAGCTACAGCCACTTCAGATACTTTATCTTATCCGGTAACTTTAGATTATAGAATTTTAGGATGGAGAATAGTAGCTGATTATCTTGATTCTTTACAAGTAGGCAAAGGAGATAAAGCTAATATGATTTATGAGAAAAAAGTCAATGATTTAATAGCTACCCTTAGTCGAGGTAGCCAACAACCCACTCAAACGAGAGGATTGGGTTTAACAGGATTTGAGTTTTAAATGTCAGACACTTTGTACGAATCATATAATACTGGTGATGATTTTGATATAGCCCTTAATAATGATGCAAGAAAATGGGGACAAACTTTTACTCCATCTAATGCTCACGATATAACGAGTGTTAAGTTAAAGTTATTTAAGACTAACAGTCCTGGAGATATGACTGTTGAGATTTATGCGACAGATGGTTCAGGACATCCAACAGGGGCAGCATTAGCTTCAGGAACAATAGCAGCAGCAGACATTTCCTCAACATCTTCACCTGGAGATTGGTATGAATGTACATTTGGCTCGTCAGCATTATTATCAGCTTCTACTAAGTATGGAATAGTTCTTTCTACTAGTGGGACTTGGGATGCAACAAATTTTATTGTGTGGAGAGAAGATGGAAGTTCTGCAACTTATTCAGGGGGAAATTATATGTATTTGGATACTGGTACTTGGTATGACGGACCAAATGATGACTTTATGTTTGAGGAGTATGGAACAGCAGCAGCAACTCCGTCTGAAAATGTTATTGCAAAATCATTTCCATTAAAAGGAGTATGAGTTATACAAAAATATCAAAACCAACTAGTAGTGTCTATACAGGATTATTTGTAGAAGGGAAACAAGTTTACGACCAAGTCGATGTTTCATATGACGATTCGGTAGTTGCCTACGATACAGTTATAGACAATTATACAGATGTAGCAAAGCCGATAGGAATTAGCACAATTGTAAGAGGAATGACGGCAGGTTTAATGATTCCATTAACTTATTCAAAAGATTATATTGTTGATACAGTATATACAAAAATAAATAAACCAACATAACATGACAAATAATTATAAATTTTATGATGCAGACTCATCTATATTGACAGCAGCATCAAGTGTAATAGGATCAGCTCATCATCCTTATGTCATAATACAAAATAGCGTTTTATCTGTTAGCCAAGGAGGGACAGCTATCACTTCAATTGTAAACACAGTTCCATCTTCTGTAATAGTGGGTGCTTCAGTATTTGGCAATGTAGGTATATCAGGTATTCCAAATGTGAACACGGCAGGAAGCGTGGTAGCTTTTCAAGGAACAGCATCTAATTTAAAAACATCATCTTCAGTTATTGGGACAGTTCCTGTAACTCAAGTAACAGATCCTTGGTCAGTTACCAATGTAGGTTCTATTACTACAGCTAATCCTCAATCATCAGTAATATCAAGATATGCTCCTATAGCTTCTGTTATTCAAGGAACAGCTGATTTAAGAGTGGTAAAAGGAGCATCAGTAGCATTTTTATCAGCTCAAGGAACTGGAATAAGAAATTATATCAAACATATTCAAATAGCAAACTTTGGGCCTGCATCAGTTCTTGTAACGATAGCAGATAATACGACTTCAATTCTCGGATATACGATAGCTCCAGCAGGTAGTGGCTCAAATTATGATTGTTTTTATAAATCAGCTGCTAATTCTCCAGTAACTGCGTCAATTAATGGCACAGCTTCTGTATTAGTATCAGCTCAAGGTTTTACAGCGTAATATGTCAACATTCCCATCAGTAATATCAACAATATCTACTCCAACAGCTACAGACAAGCTGAATAGCCCTTCACATTCCTCTATTGAAGCAGGACAGAATGACGCAATCAGCAAGTTGGAAACCTTTGTAGGCACACTTTCTTCAACTGCTGGAACTTTAATATATGATATTAGAGCTACAGCTTCAGACGGAGGAGGACATGTGCAAGGAGCCAATAAAGGCGGAACAGGACAAACATCTTATACCAAAGGTAATGTTTTAGTGGCTTCTTCGGCTTCTGTTCTTTCAAAAGTAGCTATTGGTTCTAATAATCAGGTATTAACAGCAGATAGTGGTGAGTCATCAGGTGTTAAATGGGCTGGGGTGGCAAATGCTGAAGCAATACAAAATCAACAATATACTTATGCAAGAGCATCAGTCCATTCAGATTCTGTTTATGGTGTAGTGCTAAATGATGCAGTTTCTGTATTGTCAGATGGATTAGGTTTAGTGGTAAAGTTTCCAGCAGCTAACGCTGGAGCAGCAGCTCTTACAGTTAATGCGACAGGACCTACTTCTGTTACAGCTCTAATTAAAAACACTGCCATAGGAGATTTAGCAGCTAATGAAATTAAAGCGTCTATGATAGGGATTTTAGAGTTTGATTCTGTTAGTTCTGTATTTCAAATGCAACCTAATAAGGGTTATACGGATAATAATGTAACGAGTATATATTCAGGAGTTGATACAAAAATTTCTACAAGAGTTGCAACAACTGGCAATGAAAGTATAGATGGGGTAAAGACATTTACTTCTTCTCCGATAGCACCAACGCCAACCACATCAGTTCAAGTTGCTATTAAAGGGTATGTTGATGCTAATACAGGACAAAAAGTAAATATAACAACTACAGACCAGAGTTATGTTAATTCAGATACAAACGAAACAACTTGGTTTTCTATCTCAATTCCAGCTAATACTCTTGGCACAGGAGATGGAGTTAAACTTAAAGCGTTTGTAGATTATATAATTGCAGGATCAGATACAGGTACAAAACAATTTAAATTAAAATATGGTTCTACTACAATTTATGACTCTGGGGCAATTAGTCAAACTGGTAATAGTGGGACATATTCTGGTTATTTAGATATTTTATTATTAGGGGCAGGAGCAACTAATTCTCAAGAAGGAAGTATGAGTATGAGATTATCTAATAATATAAGTGGTGATATTACACATTTTGTTCATGTAGCAGGAGATGGAACTGCGTCAGAAGATAGCACAGGAGCATTAAACTTACTAATGACAGTTCAAGATGGAGCAGGAAATTCAGGAACATCTATACTAGGAAGACACATAACAGTAGAAAAAATTAAATAATATGCCAACAAAAGTAATAGACAATTTTACGGGCAGATTGACCCGATATGTAAATGGGGATATGAATAGTGGATTTAGTAAATATACTTCTACTTTTGGAGTTGACTATTTTTCTAAGCCAGGAAATCTAACATTTCAAGAAGAAGCCGTCCAAATTGATGCAGCAGGATCTGTAATTAAAGACTTAATTATGGCAGGCAAAGAAAGGGTAGAATCAGGAATATCTTATCTATACGCTGTTGGGCATACAGGCAGAGTTTATAAAATACAAGTTAATGACCCTTCAAACTATAATTCCAATTATGACAACCCTGTATTATTAGCAACAATTACTTCAGGAACACCAACATTTACAAGAGGGGGATCTGTTGATTTTTATGGGTCAACAGAAAGAATATACATAGGACACGATAAAGGGGTTACTCAATTAGATTTTGATGGAACGAATGAAACAGTAGTTGGTTCGGCAGGTTCTTGGACGCAAAATGTTCCACGACCATTAAAACAATTTATTGGCAAGTTATATGCTGGTAATGGCTCTAACATAGCTGAGATTGATTCTACACTTTCTGTTACAGATTATACTAAGCTATCACCCGGATTCCCAGATAATACACAAGTTAGAGATTTAGATGTTTCTGTTGATGGCACTTATATTCAAGCTGTAGTTACTCGTTTAGTTTTGGGTGATATTACTTCCGCTACGCCAGATTCAGGGAGTATTTCAAACTCTGATTCTTGGATATTTCAATGGAATGGAACAGACGCAGGATATACTGCTTATGAGACATATTCAGCTTATTCTTTAACAGCTAACTTTTTATTCGGTTCTTATCAATATGTATTCGGATATGATGTTACGGGGTCTGTATTATTTTCTGCAGGAGATAAAGTTATATCACCTGTCCTTACTAATGCACCAATGCCAAATACTATGGGATCAGGAACAAATATGATAGGTTGGGGAGCTACTGAAACATATAATTTAACCAGTAAAACAGTAGGAACAGGAGGAGTATTGAGAATGTCCCAATTTATTTATGGTAAAACCGATTCAGAGATTCCTGAAGGTTGGTGGAGACAATTTGCTATGCAAGCTACATCTCCTGAAACAGATATTGTAAGAGTTCCGTTTGGAGCATTAGTTTCTAATTTAAGCATAGGATCGTCTTCAAATGGGTATTTAGCAGGTATATTTGGATTTGGTAAATACTACTTTTCAACATTAGAAACATCAGCAGCTCCAACAACAAAATACAGATTTTATAAATGGTATCCGGTTCCAACTACTCTTGGGACTACAATGGCTGGAATGTATGAAACCCAAACCCAATTATTTTCAAAAAAACAAGCTATAAAAGAAATGAGGATTTATACAGAACCATTAGTGGCTAATAACGAATTTGATATTGATTTAATAGGTTCAGACGGAAATTCAATCACTAATTCTAATAAAACATTTAAAGTAGGAACTAATGTAACAGCAGGAGAGGATTTAATTACTTATTCTGAAGATATTGCTCCTACTTATGCTTTAGGATTAAGAATAACAAACGCAGGTTCAGCAAATTGGACTTGTAAAAAGGTTGAAATAGACCTTGAAACAGTTAAAAGCTAATGGAAAATATAGATAAAAAACAAATAAAAGATATTGTCAAGGAGTATATAAAAACTCAAGCTTTTACTGATAGAAAAATAACAGACACTCCAACTGATGATTTATCTGTGGTTAATAGAAAGTATGTTAATTTAAATGGCGTAGTGGCAAACAGGCCAAAGTCGTCAGTTGCCACAATAGGCCAGAGATACTTTGCTACCGATACCAATATACCAATGATTTATTCAACAGCAGGCTGGAGAAATGGTGTAGGTTCAATAGTAGCTTTAAATAACTAATATGGCACAAGATGTAAAACAAAGATTATATAAGACGACACAACCAAGCGGAGCAATAAGCTTTGAAGTGATGCTTGATTACAACAAACCGAAAGGTGGCGGATACACAGAAGCTACTGTTCAAGAAGCTCAAGACTATCTCCAACAATTAAAAGGAATGGGAACTTATGTTCCAGGTAGGGCCAGGGAAACTGGAATATGGTTTGACCCGCAAGAACAAGCAAGTGAAATACAAAAAAACCTTGATTTATTGTCTAAAGATTCTGGTTATGCAATACACCCACAAACAGGTTTGCCTGCTCAAGAAAGTGATATCGCAAAATATCAAGAAAATCAAGCAAAACTGGCTTCAGGACAGTATGATAACTGGGGAACGCCAGAAGCACCTCTATTAGTCCCAAAAGGAACTCCAACACCCGAAGAAGCCAATAAAGCATTTCAAGCTACTCAACCTAAACCTACTTACCAGACGACGGCTCAAACACAACAACCAATGTCTTTTCAACAAATACAGCAAGGCATATTGCAAGCAGCTCAAGCTGGAGCTGATTTAGCAGGTCAAGCAGGAATGACTACTTTGCCAGCTTCGTTCCAACAGCAATTTCCTGATATTTCAAAGAAGTTTGAAGAAGGATTTAATAAAGCTAAAGAAACTGGAATTACAGCTCCAACCGACGCTACTGGAGCGAATGAGATGTTTAACAATCTTTTAGGAGATGAGATAGGAAATAGTGCTATTCAAGATTTTGTTTCACAAGATCCTTACTTGAATGCCACAATGAC